GTTTGAGAGCACCCATATTCTCTGCTAGGTTGAATACAAGTCCTTTACTACCATATGAGTAGCCTTCTATAAAAATATTACCAATAGCAGTATCAATAACAGAAAGCGCCCACTCGGAAATCTGGTCGTGTCGTTGTTGTTCGGTGGTATAGGGTAGATGTAGTCTGCCATTTATTTTGCCATTATAAAAGTTACCTTCATATTTTTTCACGTTTGTAAGATAGTATATCTTACAGTTATCTAATTTAAACTCACCTCTACATACACATATAGCAGGACTGCTTAAACTATAATCAATTCCAATCGTCTTCTTCTTCATTATCATGCTCAAAGATTGCGTCATCATCATCTATAGAAGTATCAGCACCACAAAATGGACATGTGGTAGGCTCATTGTCTTCATCTTTCCACTTGACCCAATAACTAACATCACAGTTAGGACAAGTTATTTGTACTTTGTTTATATTATCTGACATTCGTAATCCCTTATGTATCTTATTTTATCAAATAACTTTGCTTCTGCAACATCTCTCCATACAACTGATAAAGCATTTTGAGTTTGCTCTGTAGCATTTGTACCAGTTATCTGATAGTCGGCACACATTGTTGATAATACTTGAACATTATAACCTAACTTTGCCCAATTGATAGCTGATATAGGTTTATTTCTAAACACACAACCAGATGTATTTGTGCCACCGATTATGATATTATTTATTTCATAACCCATTTTTCTTACCTCTATTTTTATACTCTCAATAGTGCTACTATCACAATGTACAGTTTTCCATATTTGTCTATTTTCTATTTTCATCATCTTTGCAACTTCTTCCGTACGTTTGTGTTTTTCAGGATTATGATTAGAAATAATAATAAGAGGTTTTTCTCTTACAGTATTTAATAACCATGCTAATGTAGAATAACGTTGATTATTTGTGTGTTCACTACCTAACGCAGGATGTCCTTCAAAATCAATAAGTAATATAATTGTTGTAGGTTTTAAATCCATTTTATTACTTCTTCTGGTTCTGGTTTCATATCCATTTTTCTTTCTTTTTCTCCCATACGATTTCTACGATATATTTTTGCCTTACCTATACTACCTAACAATACAACAGGATGTTTTACCCAAGGTAAGTCTGACCACGCTTGAAGATTAGAGTGTGGAAAACATGCTATTGTAGATGTATCTAAACCTTTTTCTAACGCAAAGGCTGATAAATTAGCCATAAACATACCTACTTCAGTTGCCGTTGTTCTCATCATTGATTCACATTTTTTGGGATCTGTTTGTTCAAAATAGTCACCTTCATCTATACACTTTTGATAGTAAGCATTTGGTTTACACACCCTTTGTGTAAAAACTAATACATAAGGTGCTGTGCTTAAATGTTTAAAGTAAGGATTGTATCCTTCTTCTTTGTGATCTTTAATTTCTTTTTCATTTATTCGTTTTTTATTATTCATACTTTTCTGCCATATAGAGTGTTTTTCATTTACCTTGTCGGGTCCTAACACATTACAATGATATGGCATAAAACTATTTTTAGATGGTGTAACTTTCCATGCTTTCCATAGTAAATCTTCAATCAATTTTTTTTCAGGTATGTTTTCTTCATCATACAAAAAAACATGCTGTCTTCTATTTAATAAATTTAGGATAGGTTGTTGATTCATTATAGTTTGAATTTTTTAAATTGATCTTTAGTAACATCTTGTTTTACACCACCAATAACATAAGATTCAATTTCTGTTTCTTGTGGTGCATTTTGAAGTGATCTACTGTTGAACCAATGTATAGTCCATGGTAATGGATTCTGTGATGATGAGTGTTCATACTTTTGTTCTAAGCCTATCATTCTCATTCTTCTATTTGCTATATATTCAACGTATTGATGTAACAGTTTTTCTGATAGTCCTATCATAGAACCTTTTTGAAATAGATAAGTTGCCCAATCTTTTTCTTGTTTTACTGCGTCATCATATATTTTATAGCATTCTTTTTGTGTATCTTTAATAACTTTATTCATTACCTTATCATTCTCTTTTGTAAGATATGCTTTGATAATCTGTTGACTCATTGCAAGGTGTTGACTTTCATCTCTAGCAATAAGAGATAATATCTTAGCACTACCTTCCATAAGTTTTAATTCGCCAAATGCAAACGAACAAGCAAATGATACATAGAATCTTAAACCCTCTAATACGTTTACAGTTACTAACGCAAGCCATAATGCTTTCTTTAGTTCGTAAATGTCAACTGATTTAGGATCATTATGCCATTTGTAACCTAATGCAATTAGTTTGTCGTATGCTTCTGTAACTGCTTTTGATCTTTCTTGTATCTTCTTATCTTCAATAATAGTATCAAATATATCACTAGGGTCTGAATATAAGTTTTTAATTATGTATGTGTAACTTCTACTATGAATTGTTTCCATAAAGTCCCATGCAACTATGGCACCTTCTAATTCAGGATTAGTTACAAATGGTAGAAATGCTAAACATGGACCTCTACCTTGTACACTATCTAACATAGTTTGATATTTTAGATTAGATGTAAAGATAAACTTTTGTGATTCTGATAGTTGAGCATAGTCGTTTCTATCTTTTTGTAAAGATACTTCTTCAGGTCGCCAAAAGAAACCTAGTTGTTGTTGAGCCAATCTATCAAATATAGGATACTTAAATGTATCATATCTTTGTACAGCAAGGTCTTCACCAAAAAACAATGGTTGTTTTGTAGCGTCTAAATTTTTGTTCTTATTAAAAACTGTTTTCATTAATCTTTTCCCTCTATGCTTGTGCCCTTAAATGGGTCGTCTTTTATCGAATCATAAAATTTAAATATAGTTTCTAAAGGTGGCGCTGTATTCAATTCAAGTTCTTCTTTATCTTTACATTGATACTCGTATTTTGTTGCCTTACCTATAGTTTGTATCAAAGTAGGATAAAACTTTAAGAAAGGATAATCTCGCCATTTCTCTCTTGTCTTTGGGAAACAAACACAATAACCAGAATCCCAACCTCCTCGTAACGCAAATCCCATTATCATTTTTGCTAACATACCTATTTCTAATGCACCAGACTCTCTATTGTTTTTATTCATAAAATCATAATCAGCAAACTCCCAATGACTCTTGCCTGTTACATCTTTGTGAAACCCATTAGGTTCTGTAACTCTTGGTGTTGCAATCAATATCCACGGTGCCGTATTAATATGTAACATACCCATACTTTTTATTTGTATGGCATTATCACCATAATTATCATCATCAATTTTTTGTTTATGTCCTTCACATATCTTCCATAATTCATTACTACGTTTCTTATCAGGTCCTAAAACATGTATTTCATAAGCAAATGCTTTTCTAAATGATGTAACTAAAGGATATGCTTGTGTAACTATATCTCTTATATCATTTTCAGTAGGAATAATCTTATCACTATAGATATTAGGATGTTTTCTTTTACCGAATATATCTTTTAATTCACTCATTATATAGCACACGAATCACAATTTTCTGGATCGTCCTCTTTATTTGTTTCAGGTACATTATCTTGCCAACCGATAGGATGACTAGGTTCGTCTTCGTCTTTTTTACTATCATATGTGTTTTGATAATATGAAGTCTTCCAACCTAATTTATATGTTGTCAATAAATCTTGTGCCATTACTGATACTGGTACTTGACCATCAGTATAATTTTCAGGATTGTATGACCAGTTACCACTTATTGCCTGATCAAAATACTTTTGCATTACTGCAACGATATTTATATATCCTTCGTTCCCTTTCATGTCCCAAAGTAGTGTATAAAAGTTTTTTAATTTATTATACTCTGGTACTATCTGTTTTAATGGGCCTTTTTTAGACTTTTTAACAGACAAATAATCTCTTGGTGGTTCAATACCATTTGTCGCATTTGAAACTACACTAGAAGATTCACTAGGCATTTGTGCTGACAATGTACTATGTCTTAAACCATGTTCTTTAATTTCTTTTCTTAACCATTCCCAATCATAAGTTAGTTCTCTTTTAACTAACTCGTCAACATCTTTCTTATATGTATCAATGGGTAATATACCATCTGCATATTTTGTAGATTTAAATGCTGAACAAGGACCTTTTTCTTTTGCAAGTTCATTACTTGCCTTTAATAGATAATATTGAAATGCTTCTGTTAGTTTATCTACTTGTCGCCATGCAAGTTTCTGCTCGTACTTGTAACCTTTCTTTGCAAGGTAGTGAGCAAGACCAATGTAACCAATACCTAAACTTCTACGTGCCTTTGTAGATTTTTCAGCAGCGTCAATAGGATACTTTTGATGATCTATTATTTCATCTAAAGCTCTTACTGCTAAATCACACAATGGTTGTAGTTCATCACGTTTGTTTATTTTACCCACATTGATGGCAGATAAGATACATAAAGCAATCTCACCTTCACCATCAATATGTTGTATTGGAGTGGTTGGTAAAGTTATTTCCTGACATAGATTTGACATGTAAACTCTATCTTTGAAGGATGAGTGAGTATTACAATGGTCAATATTCATAATATAGATACGGCCTGTTTCAGCACGTTCTTTCAATATATCAAAAAATAATTCTTGTGCGTTTATCTTTGTTTTAGATACGCTAGTTTTTCTTTCTGCTTTGATATATAAATCATCAAAGTCAGGTGTACCCCATGCGTCATATAACTCTGGTACTTCATGTGGTGAAAACAAAGTTATATCTTCGCTGTTAATAAACCTTTCATAAAATAGTTTAGATAGTTGTATTGAGTAGTCTAGTTTTCTAACTCTATTATCTTCACTACCTTTATTGTTTTTAAGAACAATAATGTCACCTATTTCTTGGTGCCAAATTGGGAAGTGTACTGTTGCTGATCCGCCTCGTACTCCGTTTTGAGTACAGCACTTAACAGTTGCCTCAAATTTTTTGAGAAAAGGTATAACACCCGTATGTTGTACCTCACCGCCTCTAATACGTGAGTTGATACCTCGGATTCTTCCTGCGTTAATTCCGATGCCAGCCCTTTGGGCAACATAACGGCCAACAGCCATGTCGCTACTAAAGATACTAGGTAAAGTATCGTCAATGTCAACAAGGACACAAGAAGCATACTGCTTAAGAGGGGTACGGACACCAGCCATAACAGGCGTTGGGATATTAATTTTAAAAGTTGATATAGCGTCATAATATTTTTTAACATATGACATTCTCCTTTCTTTTGGATATTTTGCAAATAGTGTAGCTGCAATCATCATGTACATAAACTGTGGTGTTTCGTATACCACGTTTGTACTTCTATCTTGTACAAGATACTTATCTATTACTTGTCTTAAACCTGCATAGGTAAAGTCATAATCTCTATTGTGATTTAACCAGTTCTCCATTCTATCAAAATCTTTTCTTTGATAGTTTGTAAATATTTCTTTGTCGTATAATTCTAAATCTACAACTTTTTTTACATGGTCATAAAAGTGTGGGTGATCCCATAACTTACCAATAACTTGTTTTCTTAAACTGTATAATAGTAATCTGGATGCTACGTATGTGTAATTAGGGTAATTTAAATCTATTAGATCAGCAGCTGACTTAACTAGTATCTGTTGAATATCGTCTGTAGTTATACCATCATAGAATTGTAAACCACTTTTCATTTCTACTTGTGATGATGAAACATTTGTGATGTCTTCACAAGCATACTCAACCATTTCATGTATCTTTTCAATGTTAAGAGGTTCTGTTCCTCTATTGTTTCTTTTTTTGACGCTTATTGACTCGTTACCTGTGACCATTATTCCCCCTTAACAACGTTTGTATGAATTTAATTTTGTGATTGCTGACAAACCTGAATAGGTATTGTCTGATATAATTTTTTGTACTTGTTCTTTTGTATTGCCGTTTACGATCATCTCGTTAATATCTTTTTCTTTCTGCCCTTCTGGCCATATTGTTATCATATAATTTTTATCTACCATCTTATACATTCTATCTATTATTTCTTTATTACGAGGTTCGTTGTCAAATATAAAGACAACATCTTTTTTATCAACAGGTAGTTGTAGATCAGCACCACCAGCCGCTAGACAATTATCAAGGAACAAACTATCTAAAGGACCTTCAACAATATGTAATCTTCTATGTAGATTAATTCGTTCTAGGCCAAATATTTTTTGTTTGTTCTCCTGTAGTTTTATTGTAAGATATTTCGGTTGTTCTTTACCAAATGCACGTCCTTGCAAAGCAAAGACTTCATTATCAACATCATAGAAAGGTATAATCAATCTAGGATGCTCGTACTTCTTATTTAGACTCTCAAACGTCCCTGGGCGTATGCTATTTACATACTCTTGGAACTTGTCGCAATAATATAACCTATCAAAGTATTCCGTAGGCAACTTTCGGTTGAGAAGATATTGCTTTGCAGGATGCTCATCATTTAATTTACTGAAGGCCATAAGACCTTGTAGGGGTGTAGATTTTAATTTTGTTTTTGTATCTGTTTTAAATCTTTCAAACAGACTTTCTTCACTAGCAGGTTTACTGCCTTTATATCTTTCTAAAATGTATTGGTCGTACAATGGCCGATCAACTAGTTTTATAAGATTAGCCAAATTGTGTGAAGCACTACAATTATGACATTTGAAAAACATATCATTCTTTACTCTATAAAGATATGCTCTTGCTTTTGTTTTAGACTTTTTAGAATCACCACAGACAGGACAACGAAAATTGAATAGATAATCTCTTTTCTTTTTAAATTGTTGTAGTCTAGGCTGTATCTTGCTGATATAATTTAGATCAATGTAACCACTCATATAAAACAGTATATACTATATATACGTGTTTGTCAAGCCACTATATGATTTTTATAACACTTAATATCTGAGGCATAGACAGCCCTAGTACGATTGCTGCCCCTATGATGATCCATCTGTATTTCTCAAAGACGCCTATCCTGCCGTCTAAATTTGACGCTAAAGTCTTAATTTCACACATTAAACGCTTCTGTGACATATCTATTTCATCTGTCAAATTTTGATGAATCTTGTTGATTCTAGCATGTAATTCTTTGTAATTCGTATCAAACTCAACCCTACGATTCTCTATCAGGTTGAATATTGCTTTATCAATTTCTTCTTGTTTTGATAGTTTTTCTTCGTGTACTGCTAACATAGATTTGATACTACCAGATATGTCTGTTAGTTTATCTATAGCACTATCAAGTTTTGTATTGACGCTAGCAACCTGCTCTACTTCGTTTTTAAGTACTTGTAAATCGGTTGCTAACTTGTTTAAATCTGACATTAACCACCTAATGGATTTTTATTCTTAATTTTAATTTCTTCAATTTCTAATTTAAATAGTTGTAAAGTTTTTTCATTAACACTTGCTTTCTTTTCTACTTCAGCAATTGCGTCTTTGTTTTTACCTATCTTCTTTAGATTGTTTTCAATGCCTGATAAATCTACTGACTTACCTTCAACATTTTCTACTTTTTCTTTTAGTACTGCAATGTCTTCAGCGTTAACAACGATACCTGATGTATCTATTGTTTCGCTTTGTGCAGCTTCTATTTGACTTAATCTTGTACTGATCTCGCCATACTTAACAAACCCACCACCAATCGCAGCCACGGCAGCAATTAGAGCGGCAACGCTTGCTAAATTACTTTTTAATTTATCTATCATTTTATCCCTCTCTTAAAATTTTAAGTTCTAATAATAATTGTTTCTTTTCAATATCAATTCTATGTAGTTCAGTTTGTTTTATTGATATTGGGTCGTTGTTTGTATATGCGTTTAAAGATTTGTTTCTGTAAATCTGTTCTTGCTCTATATTTAGTTGATTAAAAAAGTCTGGATTACCATCGTTTAATTTGACAGTATCCTGCATTTGTACCTTGTAAGATGACAGGTCAGCAGAACCTGATTGTATACCTTTTAAAGTTACATACTGTACTGCCTTGACCTGGTCATCTACACTTTTTAATGTCTTCTCTAATTTAGCGATTATTCTTTTTACTTTTACATTTACGCTATCAATCTCGTCATTCTCTTGTCTATCATCGCCAGCTGCCTCATCATCCACAGCTTCTTCATTGTTCGTCTCCGTCTCCGATCCTTCTGCTTCCGTATTCTCGTCCATAGTAGATTCCTCACTAGAAGTTTCTCCTTCTTGCTCAGTCTCCATTGATTCCTCACTATTATCCTCAGTTTTTGCATTTGTCTCGGTGTTAGCATTTGATGTCTCCGTTTCTTCTTCTTTGACTTCTTCCTGTTTGACGTTTTCTTCTTGCTTAGTTTCTTCTAATTCTTCAGTAGCTACTTCTTCTTCATTGGTAATCTCCTCTTCGGTTACTTCCATCTCTATTATTTCTTCCTCCTTCATTGCTGTAGAAGGCATGAGTTCTTCAAACTCTTCCTCAATAATATTGGTCATCTCCTCAAAAAATTCTTCCTCTGTTAAACTTTCTTCTATTAAAGCAGTTTCAAATTCTTCTATCAAGTTTTCTTCTATCAAT